TCTCTCCACAGATGTGCAAATCCCTCTATCGCGCTAGGGTCTGGAGCATCACAACCACACGGCTCAGGCTCGCCACATGAAAGGCATCCCCCGTTAATCACACCCTCAGTCCGCGCATCGTCCTCTGTGATGTTCTGTAGGCGCTCTACGCGGACGTCGGTTATCTCCAGCGTGATACGTGATGCCCAGCGAGGCATGTGGATTGATGGTGTCCACCGCTTCACCTGACAAGCTGCGCCGTCATCTGTGTCAGCCCGATATACAAAACGGACACCGCAATCGCCGAACGTCTCGCGCACCCACAAGCGATCACCGATGGCACCGAATGGGCAACGAACACGAATCGGCTTGTTCAGCAGCGGTGACTTTCCTATAGCCCAGCATGCTTTTCCTTCGTCCTTCGCGCTGGTGCTACTCAAAACCCATCCGTGAAAATCGTGACTTGATGGCACACCGTTTACGATCCGGCGCGTCTGAGTCTTGCGACCGGCGAGGATGGCGCGAACCATCTCGTCGTTGAAAATGATCGGGCGCTCTTTCATGCCTTGGCCTCCCACAGTTTTTGGGCTACAGCAGCGCTACTATCAACTAGTTGAGCGCAAGACACTGATCCGTCATCGTTGACAACGTATTCCCTGTCTTTGTCGAGATATGCCACCTGAACATAGAAATGATCACCCGGATTAAGATCTAGATCATTGGCAATATCTGCAGGGTCTTCATAAGAAGATTCGGTGTTGTCTGCGTCCCAATACAAGGCTTTTGCTTTTAGATTTGCTATTTCCTCCGCCAGCTCTGCCACGCGTTTCTCCAGCGCCTCGTTTTCATCTAGCAGCGCTAGCATGGTGGTGGGGTTAGCCGCGGCGATGTAACTAGCATTGGCTTGCTGCTCTTTTTTGAAGCCTTCATCAAATCCGCTTTCTGGATGCGCTCCTTCAACAACACAAATAGGAAGCATCCCTACGGCTTCTCTCTGAATTAGCGCGTCGTCGCTATTGAATCCATCATCTGGATAATCGATATCCCATTCACCCTGCGTGGCGTTCTGCGCCACTTCACGCAGTGCCTGTTTGTCTACCTGGCTCATGCTGACGCCTCCTCACCTAATGCGGTAACCAGATTAGCGATCAGTACTGACAGCTCGCCGGAGAGCAGAACGAAATCGGCGTCAAACCGCTGCGCTGCATCTTCTGGATCGATATCGTCGTTTTGGTAGAGCAGGGCATCACTGAACTTCAGGCGCTTAATGGTGCCGTTATCATCCAGAACGAACTGGATGCGGTCATTCAAGCCCATAGCCAGCTTGGTAACCATCTTGCCGGCTTCGATGTGTACGGTGATCTCGTCGGTATCGACGTCCTGCTGTTTAGTGCGGATGATCCCGCCGTCTTCCAGGGTGGCTTTTAGCTCTGCCTCATCACCCAAGGTAAATCCTGCGGGAGCCTTACCGGTGCGCACCCATTGGGTTAGCGTGAGCTCGATAGGGGTTTTCATGGTGAGCGGTACAACGGGCAGGGAGCCGAGGCTCTTGCGCAGCAGAGAGAGAATGTCTTCGGCCTTTTTAGCGCTGGCTGCATCGACCATAACCAGCTTTTTGGTGGTATCGATCCACAGCCAGCTTTGATGCGTCCGGCTAAATGCTCGCGGCAACAGGGAGTGCAGAACCTCATCGCGCAGCGCGTCTTTCTCGGTCTTCTTCAGCTTGCGGCATTGCTCTTGCTCCAGCTTTGCGATGCGTTCGCGCAAGTGTTTTTGGATCACCTCAGCCGGGAGTATTTTTTGTTCACGGCGGTAGCGCATCAGGAGGTAGCCATTAGCGGCATGAATTAGGCTGTCAGCCGTAGCGATCGGCGCTGTCCAGCCAGAGCGAGACATATCCTGGCTAGCGCATGGGGTGAAAGCCATCGGTGTGAGAGCGGCCTCGATGGCCTTTGCATCTAAGTTAATGTCTCTGGTGAGGCGGTATATCAGTACGTTTTTCACGTTAAAGGTTTTCACGCATTTATCTCCACACATTTTTTAGGTACGAGTGTCCCCGGCGTTGATTACGGATAATCAACACAAGTGGCATATATCAGGGATTCACACAGAGAAGAGTTCTAGCCGGATAGACTGAATAACTCACTTCATACTTAAGTTAAGGTTAGCCAGAACCCTTCTCTGTGTGTGCCGGTTACTGATCCGGCGCGACCAACCTCGGTTGCCGCAGAGTCAAATTGTGGTCCTGCCAATTTGCGAGATATACAGTCGGCTGGAACATGTACTCCCTGTATATCGCCATGCTCTTTATTCATATTGGCGGCATGCATCCACCACGTATCGTGTGTCCCCCGGTGATCGCCTGTGTTGGAAGTCACATCGATCACTGCTGGTGTTATGACGGCACCGCCAGCTGGCCGTTGGTTTCCCGCAGTACAGCAGGATGAGCACTCAGCCAACGCCCCATGAAGGCCAACTACTCATGCTGCTGTAAAAAGGGCGGCGACCCGAGAAGCGCCCTGGTGTTGATGCTGCAGGGGCCGCCAACTGATACAAGGCAATGGTAATCAGTCCGGATATCCGCGCTCGGTTTCCCTACGGTGCCGCCGGTTCGGCGCTGGTTTGAATGCTTGTGATAAAACCGATGAATTTAGTTTAAACAATAAAACAAAATGGTCAATAGTTTGGTTTGAAGCTTTAAACATTTTTTTGTGGACATGAAAAAACCGGCATGTGCCGGTTTGATGTTTGGGGATGGATGTATGGGGTTAGATCAGGCTTTGCTCAACTCTAACGCAGACGCCGACGATCTCACACATGCTGTCTAGCTGGATTGGCTTATAGTTAGGGTTAAGAGGCATCAAGTAGATGTTCGGTCCATCTATCGACAGTTTCTTTACCGTCGCCTCATTTGTACTTTTCAACCGAGCAACGACTATGCGTCCATTTACCGGGTCACCTTCAGGGTCAACTATGACGATAGATCCCTCTGGTAACGATACTCCGGAACCAGGGTTAGACATTGAGTCACCAACGACGCGAAGAGAGAATGCATATGGTGATACTTTTGCTGTAGTTTCAATCCATTCCGTTAACTCATCAAAGTGATTTTCCACTATTTCTTTCCAGTTTCCTGCCTGAACTTGAGAGAGTAAGGGCACCCGGCGGTAAAGATCTGGACCAGGTATTGCGTTACCGCTTACTTCCTCAATATGGCCTCCTTCTAGGAGCCATCGCTCAGATACTCCGAGGACGCCGGCGAGCGGAGACATGTACTTTGAAGATGGTTCAGTCCCACCGTTAACCCATTGGCTAACAGTGCCTTTTGATGCGCCTGTTGCATCAGTTAAATCCTTGCTTTTCAGCTTTAGAGTGCGCATTCGCAGGCTTATGCGGTCACTCATACTCTCTTTGTGCATGTTTAAAAATTTAAACTAAATTGAGTTTAATTTCTTGACCATCTTTTGTTTGAAAGATTAAACTTACTCCATCTGAGTAAGGAGGGTTCCATGCATAAAAACGACGTCATTGCTTACTTCGGCAATGGCACAAAAACCGCCAAGGCGCTAGGTGTCTCCAAGTCGACCGTCAGCTTGTGGGATGTGGTCATCCCTTGGAAATATGCGCTGCTAGTCGAGAAGGTAACCAAGGGCGCCATCAAGTACGACGCGGCCTTATACCAGAAGAATAATACAGCTGGTTGTAATCACCAGTAACTACCGTGAGGGAAAGACGATGGTAGACATCAAGGCAACGATCAAAGAGATGTGCAAGGCGTATCCAGGAGGCCAGAAGGCGATGGCAGCACAACTTGGCATGACCTATGACGCGTTCCGCAATCACCTGGATCAGAAGTGCGCTAGCCGCTTCTTCACGCTTATTGAGCTTGAGCAGATGGAGGACTTATCCGGGACGTCACTGCTTGCTGAGTACCACGCTGCCCGCCTGGGAAAGTTGCTGGTTGATATCCCTGTATTGGAGCAGATCGACAACGTTGAGCTTTACGAGCACTCCATGCGGGAAATGGTAGCCGATGGCGAGTTGGCCAAAGCAAAGGTAGAGGCTGTCGCTGATGGGGTGATCTGTAGTGATGAGAAGCAGGAGTTGACGACGTTGTTCTGGAAGAAGATGCGCAATCACGCGTATGGCTTCTTCGCGTTCATGGCTCTGAATGGGGCTGCGATTGCTGATGACTCAGCGGTATGGGTGGCGCACCGGGAATGCCGTCCCAGTGCGCCGGTTGCGCATAACACTCTGTGTGGAGATTAAACGCATGAACATTTTAAGCCAAAACAGACCATCAACGCAATTTCGGTGCCGGATCGTCGGTGGCCGCCTGAGCTATGAGCAAATCGTAGCGGCGTCAAATAAGCGCGGCAACAACCAACCTCGCCGAGGTTTGGTAGTCGCTCGTGCAGCTGTTGATGCGGCGTGGTGTGAGTTTTACGGGAACGGGAGGGCGCATGGTTAAGTTTCCGAGGGTTGGCCATATGTACAAAGATCGCTATGGCCATACCGTGCGTGTGGTATCCACATGCGCTGATAAGCAGCGGGTGGCGTATCAGCTTAAGGGGTATGACTGGACGATTAACGCGGCCCTGATCGTGTTTAACGCCCGTTTTCGGAGGGATGCGGCGTGAGTATGACTCTGATGGCAAAGGCCATGGCGATTAAGGTCGGGAATCCTGTCCGTAAGCTCGTGCTTATCAAGCTGGCCGACAATGCCAATGACAACGGAGAGTGCTGGCCGTCATATCAGCACATCGCGGATCACTGTGAATGCAGTAAGAGCGCGGTGAGAACGCACATTGAAGCGCTAATAGGTATGGGGTTATTGGTGAAAGAGAACCGCATTGGGAACAACAACGGGAAAGGGAATAAATCGAATGTTTATTACCTGAACTTGAACCCCCCTATGTCAGCAGAAAGCACACCCCCTGTGTCGTCAAAAAGCATAGACCCTATGTCGCCAAAAAGCACAGCTATGCCATCAGGTGGCACCCCCTGTGCCGCCACGTGGCAGACCCCTGTGCCGTCAGATGACACCAGAACCTATCAGTTAGAACCAGTCATAGAACCTATTGGGGAAAAACAAACGTCCGACAGGAAAATTAAACGGGCTACGCAACTGCCTGACGATTTCAAGCCGAGTGATTCTCACCGAGCTATGGCCAGTGAGTTTGGTGTTGATATCGAGTTGGAGTTCGCCCAGTTCTGTGATTATCACTTGGCCAAAGGGACCACGTTCAAAAGCTGGCCCGCTGCATTCAACACCTGGCTGCGCAATGCCAAGAAGTTCTCCAGCAATCGCGGACAACTCTCCAAGGGCGAGCCGGCAGGAGATACCACGCTGCGTGATGCTGCGTTCCGCCGGTTTATCGGATCCGCTCTCCCACTGCGTGAGCCGTCAGCACTGGAGCAGGAAGCCCGTAAGGCGGCCAGCATGGCGAACGTCAGCAAAATGTCACCGGAGTGGGCGCAGAAGCGCTGGAACAGCATTTGGACCGAAGTCGAGCAGCGCCAGGGCGCGACAGGGGAGGCAGCATGAGCAGAGAGAATTCAGCTATGGCCGCAGCACACCGTGATCGTGCTGAGGCGTTGGCATCACGCGGACTTTACCGCCGAGCCATCACTGAGCTGACCGCAGCGGCAATGTGCGCCGATGTGTCACAGATCGGAGGCATTGTAGTGCGTCGTAACGAGATATCGCGCCGTGTGCGTTGTGTTCAGCGTGCCAGCGGTGATCCGCGTATGGACTACGACAACTGTGTAGGCGGGGGATTGGCAGAATGAGATACGGATCTGTCTGCAGTGGAATTGAGGCGGCCAGTGTTGCATGGGAGCCGCTGGGGTGGACCCCCGCATGGTTTTCCGAGATTGAGGAGTTCCCCTCTGCCGTGTTAGCGCAGCGCTGGCCTAGCGTAGTCAATCTGGGTGATATGACAAAAATAGCTGCTGCAGTGCGCGCTGGTGATGTGGAGGCACCTGATGTGTTAGTCGGTGGCACGCCGTGCCAGGCTTTTAGTGTCGCCGGACTTCGTAATGGTCTGGATGATGCCCGCGGGCAGTTAACCCTTTCTTATGTGGAATTAGCGAATGCAATCGACGACAAGCGCCGCGAGCGCGGAGAAGAAGAAGCGATCATCGTCTGGGAAAACGTCCCGGGTGTCCTCAGCAGCAAAGACAACGCGTTCGGCTGCTTTCTGGCAGGGATTGCCGGAGAAAGCGGTGAGCTACAGCCAGCAGGGGGAAAATGGACGCACGCAGGTTGTGTGTCTGGACCCCAAAGGGTTATTGCCTGGCGAGTCCTTGACGCTCAATTTTTCGGAGTGGCCCAACGCCGCAAGCGTGTGTTCGTTGTCGCAAGTGCTAGAAAGGGATTCGATCCCACAGCGGTACTTTTTGAGCTCGAAAGCGTGCGCCGGGATACTCCGCCGCGCAGAGAACCGCAATCGACGGTTGCCGCCCTTACTGCAAATGGCGTTGGAACGTGCGGTGCTGACGACAACCAGGGACAAGCTGGACACTTAGTCGCTGAAGTCCAATATGGCGAGGGAGTGGCCGGAACACTTACTGCTCGCCACGACTCATCACCATGTGCCGACAGAGGGATGAATGTGCTGGCATTTCCTGAGCGTATGAGCGGTACGCAGGCAGCGTCTACCAAAAATCTCTCACCGACAATAATGTCACGAAATCACACAGCCATAGCTATTGCTGGGAATGTCATCGGACGCGCGCCCCGTAATGGTGGAAATGGGACGGGTTACTGTGAAGATCTAGGCTACACGCTGACCAAAACAGATCAACATGGTGTGGCTTTTGGTATGCAGGTTCGTCGCCTTACCCCGATTGAATGCGAACGCCTTCAGGGCTTCCATGATAATCACACGCTGATCTCGTGGCGCGGAAAAGCTGCTGATGATTGCCCCGTCGGTCCTCGTTATAAAGCGATCGGCAATAGTATGGCTGTACCTGTTATGCGCTGGCTTGGTGAGCGGATAGAGGCTGCCATACCAGTGGAAGATATCGCACCGCGCAGCTGGCAGCGCCCGTTCCTGAAATGGGCTGGCGGTAAATACTCACTGCTGCCAGAGCTGGATCAACTGATCCCAGCAGGGGACCGCCTCATTGAGCCATTCGTTGGCGGCGGGTCAGTGTTCATGAACTCCAACAAGCACGAGCGCTTCCTTCTGGCCGACGTTAACCCGGATCTGATTAATCTCTATCAGATGCTGGATGTTGACCATACCCGGGTGCTGTCATACGCCCAAATGCTATTCAGTCGCTCTAACAGCGAGGTGGCATACATGGAGGTGCGCGACGAGTTTAACGATCAGCGTATGAGTGCCCCGGAGCGCGCAGCAGCATTCCTTTACCTCAACCGGCACTGTTTCAACGGCCTGATCCGTTACAACCGTAATGGTTTTTTCAACGTCAGTTGGGGTAAGTACAAAGCACCACATTTCCCGGAAGAAGAGATTAAGGCGTTTAAGCGTAAGTCTCACGCATGCGTATTCATGAACGCAAGTTTTAGCCGAACGTTAGCGCTTGCTGGCGCCGGTGATGTCGTTTACTGCGACCCGCCATACGAGCCCATGCCAGGCACTACAGGATTCACTAACTACGCCGCCGGAGGCTTCTCATGGGATAGCCAGATCGCACTGGCTGAAAGTTGTGTCGCAGCTCATAAACGCGGGGCGAAGATCGTTATCAGCAACTCTACCGCCCCTAGGGTACTGGACCTTTACAAGTGCCACGGTTTTACGCTGCATCGCGTCAGCGCCAGACGGGCCATATCCAGCAAGGGAAGCACTCGCGAAACGGCGACGGATATTGTCGCCAGCTTGGGGGTGTGATGAAGCTATACCTCCCATTCCCACCTAGCGTTAACACCTACTGGCGCGCCCCCTCGCGGGGGCCGCTTGCCGGTCGCCACCTGGTGAGCGCCAAAGGGCGAGCATTTCACACTGAATGCCGAGCCCGCGTTCTGGAGCAGCTGCGCCGCTATCCGACACCGATGGCTGGCGATCTGTCTGTGCATGTCGTCCTGTACCCGCCGACCCGCGCCCGCCGTGATCTGGATAACTTCTTCAAGGCGCCACTGGACTCTATGACGAAGATCGGTATCTGGCATGACGATAGTCAGATTAAGCGGCTGACGGCTGAGTTCGGTGAAGTGGTGAAAGGCGGCCGCGTTGAGATCGTGATCCAGCCGTTTACATCGATGCCTAAAAAACTGCCGACGTAATAGTGATCGCCGATCAATGCTATAGGATTGATATCCTATATTAATCAATAAATTAAGTTCACATTTTGCGCCATTTTTTCCTGAAAACTGTATGTAAATCCAGTACAATAGACAAGCCGCCAGACCATGCCGGGTTGGCGGCAATTCTCACAGTGTGGAGGTGCCGATGTATCCGATTTCGCCCACTCATGGTGCTCTAACGATGTCTACCCGAGAAATCGCTGAGTTGACCGGTAAGCGCCATGACCATGTATTACGCGATGCCCGCAATTTGCTGGCTGAGCTTCAATCTCCCCAAAGTTGGGGAGATTACCAAGACGGGCAGGGGAGAACCTACCCGATGCTCTTGTTGGATAAGAGCCAATCGATCTGCCTGGTGGCTGGTTATAGCGCTCAGTACCGGATGGCCATCATCACCCGATGGCAAGAGCTGGAGCAGTCAGCCAGACCGAAAAGCCAGTTAGAGATGATTGCTCAGATGGCCATGGAGGCCGCGCGCATCGAGCGCCAGGTTGAGGCAGTACAGCAACAGGTCGCCATGGTTGATCAGCAGGTGAAGGACATCGCCGCCGGTGCCATTCCGCCAGGCTGGCAGACTATCCGCAATCTTTCAGCCGAAAGCGGGCTATCCGAGCAGAAGACGCGCGATCTGATCAAGGCGTTTGGCGTCCGCAGTAAGAAGGTCCCGTTCATGACCCCAGGTGGCATTGTGACGAACGCGACCGTTGCCGATGAAGAGGACTTCCTCCGTGCCGTTGGCGTTGTCATCCATGAGGCTACAAGGCCGATGCGTAGCAAGTACTGGTATCACCCGAAGCTGGGGCGGTTTGAACGGAGGGAAGTAGCGTGATGGGTATGACGAAGAAACAGGAGGCTGTTTTGGCGTTTATTCGTGAGTTCATCGCTAAAACCGGATTCCCGCCGACTCGCGTCGAGATTGCCGTTGGTATGGGTTATCGCTCTCCCAATGCTGCTGAAGATCATCTCAAGGCGCTGGAGCGTACCGGTGCTATCGAGCTGGTTCACGGTATATCGCGCGGTATCCGTATTACGGAGGCTGCCTGATGCGCATGCTGTTTACCGCATTCCCACAGCGGAGTGCTGGCGTCGTTCTGCTAAAAACCGGAAAACTAACGCATCGCTTCACTGATGGCCAACGCGTGATGCTAGCTGACGTTCCGGCCGCATTTCATAACAGCCCCGCCGGTGAGCTGGTATCAGATCAGCTAATCGCGGCGGATCCGGTGTGGCGCCCCTTTTTCGCTCATGAGCGCGTGCAGAAAGCTGCCAGCCTGTACATGCGCTTTGTGGACTATCTAGAGTCATTCCACTACTGCCAGTGGAAAACTATGCGCGACGGCTACCACAGCATAGAGCTGACGAATACCGAGAGTGAGCATGGTGGCGCCAGGCTGTGCTGGTCTTGCGACAACGCCCTACGCGGCACTGATGGCAAGCTGTTTACAGAGCTGTGCGAGAAAAACCGCGCTGAGTGGGTGATCGAGGCTGCCCGCCGTGGGCTCAAGATGCCGGAAGGGCATCAGCTGACTGAGCCTGAGTTGTGTTGGTGGGCGCTGGTATTCGGTGTGGCTGACCTGATCCCCGGCGGCATCGCGCGTCGTATCACTGGTGTCGAGCCGGAAGAGATCACCGGCGTGATGAGTGAGTCGACAATCGTCCCTGATCGGCCAACGGCTCAGGGCGTGCTGGCCGCAGCGGTAGAAGCAGCAGAGGCTGTAATCCCCCAGGAGAGAATGAAGCCGGTAATCAAGCTGGCGGCAGATGAGGCGCCAGCGGCAGGCTTTATGCTGCGCCCCAAGCTCCAGCGCTGGGAGAGTGAGAAGTACACGCGCTGGGTGAAGACTCAGCAGTGCTGTGGGTGCGGTAGTCCTGCCGACGATCCGCATCACATCATCAATTCAGGTCTAGGGTTGGGTGGTGTCGGAACCAAGGCCCATGACCTGTTTGTGATCCCGCTATGCCGGCGGTGTCACGACGAGCTGCACCGGGACGTAAGCGCCTGGGAGCGGCAGCACGGCAGCCAGGTGACGCTGCTAGTGCAATTCCTAAATAGGGCGCTAGGTATCGGCGCCATCTTGAAAGCGTAATGTGTGGAGAGCGCTGAACATGACTTTTAAAAATTCTCATAAGGGATTGGCCTCGCGTGCTAAGCAAAATGCGTGGGTGACGGTAGCTGGGGCGCCGCGTCGCTCTTATTTAGGGAAGTATCGCCGGTTAACGCCAGCTCAAAGCCGGTGGGTTCGTTCGTTGTTGAATCACTGGGGTGGGATGTATGGCGGTAGCGGTGTAGAGCATCTCTCTTGTGGCGGTGGGTTGTGGTCAGTGATTTTGACAGGGTGGACAGGAGAGCAGCAGGAGCGGATCACCTCTGTCCTGTCTGACCTGCGCAGGATGGGATACAGCGGCCAGGCACTGTTTGACCATGCAAAGGCTATTATCTGGCCAAGAAAATCGCTCTCTAGCTTGATCGGTAAGGCTGTGGATGAGGATGAGGCCGAGTTTATGGAGGCGGTTATCCTGAAGTCATTCGCGTCATCTAGCCCTGTTTATGTGATCGGTAAGGATTACTACACCCGGCGCAACACGATGAACAGTATGGCCAGATGGATGCAGCAGCATTACGCCCCTTTCTTAACTGAGAAGCAGTGCATTGATCGGGTTCGGTGGTGTATCGAGTTGTTCAATTCTGCTGTCTACTTCACGCTTATGAGCGAGCTATGCATCGAAAATGCAGAAACTTGCAAAAAAGACTTGAAAACGAGTTTTGAAGCTGCATAATTAAGTTACGCTTAGCGAAGCTGCGCCGGCTCGGCAGCCAGCAAAAGCGGAACGAATTTGATTAACCCGCCTTGAGCGGGTTTTTTTATGCCTAAATTCCGACAATGCGCGATCTGTAGAGATAGGGATGAGTATGCCTGGTGTTACGGATTGTTGATGAGGGGTGAGGGTGTTCGAGCGCTGTCGATTAGATGGCGAATCTTGCTGTGAAATGGGCGGCTACCGGGTGTTAGAGCACTCCGGTAACCATGCGCCCGTTATAGAGATCACGGGCGCACCAAGGCCCACCGCTTGTGTGCACAAAGCGGGAATGAGCCTATCAAAAAAGGCCCAATCAATCTATGAAAAATACTGTAGATTTAAACAGTATTAATCTTGTTAACGCTGATTCTCTCGATTACATCAAAACGCTGCCAGATAACTGCATAGACCTGATAGCAACCGACCCCCCGTACTTTCAGGTTAAGGATTGTGCCTGGGATCGTCAGTGGCGAGGTGAGGCGGATTATCTGGCGTGGCTGGATAATATTCTGGTCGAGTTTTGGCGGGTGTTAAAACCTACAGGTAGCCTGTATGTGTTCTGTGGGTGGCATTTGGCGGCGGATATAGAGCTGCTAATGCGTCAGCGGTTCAGTGTGCTAAACCATATCATCTGGGCTAAACCGTCAGGCCGCTGGAACGGTTGCCGCAAAGAGAGCTTGCGGGCCTACTTCCCAGCCACAGAGCGTGTCATCTTTGCCGAGCATTATGCGGGTCCATACAGGATAAAAGACGATGGCTATGCTGCACTGTGTACGGCGACAAAGCAAAGCGTACTGGCCCCGCTGATCGAGTATTTCTCCTCTGCTAAAAAGGCGCTTGGCGTTAGCTCGAAAGAGATCAACGCAGTGACCGGTAAGCAGATGGCCTCACATTGGTTTAGTGCCAGCCAGTGGCAGTTACCCAGCGAGTCGGATTACCTCAAGCTGCAGGGGTTGTTTGACCGCATAGCGCGGGAAAAACAGCAAACCAGCGAGATGGATAAGCCGCACAGCTCCCTAGTTACTCAGTATCATCAACTACAGCGCTCTTACCAAGAACTGCTGGGCGCATATAAGTCCATGCGGCGACCGTTCACCGTATCTGCACTCGTCCCCTATACCGATGTGTGGACGTATAAGCCGGTGCAGTTTTACCCCGGCAAGCATCCGTGTGAAAAGCCTGCCGATATGATGCGGGATATCATCCTGGCGAGTAGCCGCCCTGGTGATGTGGTGGCTGATTTCTTCATGGGGTCAGGGGCCACGATTAAGGCAGCTATCCGTAATGGTCGTTATGCCATCGGGGTTGAGCTGGAAGAGGATCGTTTTAAACAGACAGAGAAAGAGATTGCAGAGCTGACGGCAAGTCTATGCGAGCCGTCAGAGTAAATATACCGCCTACTGGCGGTTTTTCTTTTTTGCCCGTCATCACTGACACGCGATGAGATCGACGTCCTGAGATAGCGCAGGGGGCTACCTACCAGCGCCACGCAATAGCCAGCCATTAATCACATCTTACTTTTTCATGAGTGGCCACGCGTGGCGCTGCTCTCTGCTTGCCTGGGTGAGCATTCAACTATCGCCCAGCGTTCGCTGGACGCGAACAATCGGAGGTGTATATGAGTGATCCGCTAACCGGCACGGGGTCAGCTGCTGGGGCGTTAGCAGGAGTGACGTTTGTAGGGCTTTTTTCTGGGGCTGATGCGGGTGTGGTAATCGCGTCGTTTGCCGGTGCCGTTGTGTTTGTCCTGTCCGCCGCAGAGTTCCCCGCCTGGAAGCGCATCGCGTTTGGCTTTGTGTCTTTCCTGATGGGGGTTGTCGCTGCGGGGTTTACGGCGTCGGTCATCGATCAGTTTCTACCGGACCAGGTCGTAGTCGATAAGCCGATCGGCGCGTTGGTGGCCAGTGCCTGCGTGATTTGGGTGCTGATGTTCATCATCTCGAAGGCTAAGAACCCGCCGCCCCTAAACCTGAAAGGGGGTGGAAAGTGACAGCTGATCTGTTTCTGCTTCACATCAATGCCGCTGTGTGTGCGGCTATCGCCATGCGGCTGTTGCTGTTTCGTCGTAATGGATCGCGGCATAAGCGCTTGGGGGCCGCTCTGGCCTATGTGCTGATTGTGGCGTCGGCGTCGGTGACGTTCCGGGTGCTGATCGGCGTGTATCACTCTGCTGATATCTCCGAGACGATCATCAACGTGTTCTTCATGGTGTTGGTGATGAGAGCCAAGGGGAACGTCATGCAGTTATTTCGGGGGGCTTCGCGATGACCAAAGATGAAATTTTTGACGGGTTACTCAAGCGCGAGGGCGGGTACGTTAACCATCCTGCTGATCGTGGTGGCCCGACTAACTGGGGTATCACCGAGGCCGCGGCACGAGCCAACGGCTATAGCGGTGATATTCGCATGCTGTCACGCGATCAGGCGTTGCGCATCTATCACGCTGACTATTGGGAAAGCCCGCGCTTTGATCTGATCGAAGTCGTTTCTCAGCCTATCGCCGTGGAGCTGCTCGACACTGGCGTCAACATGGGGCCATCGGTAGCAGCCAAGATGTTGCAGCGCTGCCTTACGGCTCTGAACGACGGAGGCCGCCTTTATCCTGACCTGCAGGTTGATGGGGCTATCGGTAATCGCACGGCCAACGCCCTGCGGGCCTATCTCGCAAAGCGTGGCCATGACGGTGAGACGGTATTGCTTAAGGCGCTGAACTGCTGCCAGGGTGCCCGCTACATCGAACTGTCAGAGGCGCGCCCAGCTAACGAGGCGTTTCTGTACGGCTGGCTACGTGAGCGAGTAGCGCTGTCTTAACCGTATCTGACGTGTATCCAAGAGCCTCGGCTATGCCGGGGCTTTGTCGTATCTGCGTATCGCAACGCATATCACCAAGAACCTTTCAGGATGAGCCTTGAGGAACCGGCTGGCTGTCGGAGCCTTCTTGGGGCCGTCTTCCTGTGCGAACAAGGTTCATCACTAAAAGGTAAAGCCGATATGAACACATCTGCAGTTTCTTCTTATACCGACGCATCAAGCAATCATCATGTCGTTAATGAGTTCGCTGACATTGTTCCTGTTGTCAGCGGCCGGATCGGTGAGCGTGAAACCAACGTTGTGAGCGGAACGTCGTTACACAAGGCGCTGGGAGTGGCAACCCGAATGACGGATTGGATAAAGCGTCGTATCGGGGAGTATGGCTTTAAGGAAGGTTTGGATTACATCATTGTTGAAAATTTGCGCTCCCCAAATTTGAGTAGCTCAAAATCTCGCCAGCAGATCAGCCATGAATACCTGACCACGTTGGATATGGCCAAAGAGCTGGCAATGGTCGAGCGTAGCGAACAAGGGCGCGCCATTCGTCGTTACTTCATCCAGTGTGAAGAGGCGTTACAGCTTACCGCTCCAGAAGTCGCCGCGCGTTATCGTCGCAAGTTAAAGGCTCGTATCGGAGTGGCAAACCTGTTTAAGCCGATGTGTTCTGCGTTGGAATCGGTAAGGGCTGAGCAGGGCAAGGCGACGCAGTCTCACCACTACAGCAATGAAAGTAACATGATCTCCCGCATCGTCCTGGGTGGCCTTACAGCGAAGCAATGGGCAGGCATGAATGGAGTTGTGGGGGATCCTCGCGATTCGATGAATGCTGAGCAGTTAGAGCATCTGTCTTATCTAGAGAGTACCAATATCACCCTGCTGGATATGGGGATGGATTACCCGCAGCGGAAGGCTGAGTTAACCCGGTTATCCCAGCGTTGGATGGCGCGGCGTTTGGGAGCGGCATAATGTTCAATAATCTCTGGAAGCCACTGGCGCTAATCGCGTTGGTGGCTTTGTCGTATTGGGGGCTGTCGTCCTGGCGGTACGCCGCTGGCCATGCAGATGGAAAGGATGAGGCTGATCGAGCGTGGCAGGCTAAATGGTCGCAGCGTGATGCCGGGGAAGCCCAGGCGATTACAGACAATGTGATGCTGACGCTCAACATTATGAATCAGGCGGTGGAGGTTAATCGAAATGCAAAGCACCAGATCGCACTGGAGTCACAGAGAGCCGCGCGAGATATCGCGGTGGCTATTACGGGCGATGATTGCGCTAGTCGGCTGGTGCCTGCTGTCGCTGCTCAGCGGCTGCGGCAGTACGCGGACAGTGTACGTTCCGGCGCCAGTGACACCGATCAGTACTGAGTTAACTGCCGACACGCCAGTACCGGAAGTACCTGATCCGCTGACCTGGGGGGCCAGCTTGGGTCTCAATGTGAGGCTGTCATCTGCCCTAATGAAGTGCAATGAGGACAAGGCAGGGATCCGGCGCGTGGAGTTAAAGCGCGCCTCTCTTGTAGCTGGGGCTAAGGTCGAAGAAGAGTAAGCATTACAGCAGGCCGCCACGTGCGGCCTTTTTCATGGGGGTATGTATGAAGTCATCACCGTTTCAATTCACGCGAGCACGCCGCTGTGGCTACTGTGGATCACGGTCACACTGCACACAGTACTGCCCGAAGACCAATGCAGGGCGTATGAACATCGCTCTCCGTGAGCAGATGAACCAACTGAAGAGTCGCCCGCAACAGTAATCCACTGGCGTCGCCCGTCGCCGTTTCCTCACCTTAACCAAGACCATGCCATCCTTCATGCGAGTGGGTGAGGTCAATCAAAAACAGGTAACGCCGGGGTGATCCTCGCATGGTCGCCAGCTGGAGCGATGGCGGAAGAATCCAGCGCACCAACCAACAAATGATAATTATTATCAAAAGGTACTCCCTGAGGGTGTCCCTACTGCGGGTTAAGCGCCACGCGGCGCGTGGCTGATTTTTGTATTTTCATGGCCATCATCAGCATGTAATTTAATGCATTGATTAATAAGGTAAAAAAATAGATGTATTTGGCGATTTAATTTCATGCAGTAATCAACTGATATTTTTTATTTTATTGAATAATAAAGAGAAAGATTAATTCCATATGCTGTATTGGGGGGTGTTATGGGATCTGTCGATGATCTTGGCGCCGCCTTTGCGTGGAGTATCTCTAAGATTTCTGAGGCTTTTTCTCTTGATCGAGCCACAGTTAGAAAGCGGCTTAACCAGGCTGGCGTCGAACCAGCGGGAGAGAATAGAGGTAATGCCCTATATGCCCTACGCGATGTTGGGCCAGCCCTGTTTTCTACCAATAGCGCTCCCGTTGATGTCGATGGGCTGCAAAACCCCGCATTGATGCCACCAAAGGACAGAAAGGACTGGTATCAGTCTGAAAATGAGCGCGTGAAGTTGGAGGAGAGTACGCGGCAGCTGATCCCGGAGTCTGAGGTGGTAGCCGTATTTTCCAGTATGACGAAAGCGGTAGTGCAGGTTCTTGAAACTGTCCCCGATCTGCTAGAGCGCGATTGTGCGCTGTCTCCACAAGCTGTCTCACACGTTCAAAACGTCATCGATGATCTGCGCTTTACGCTGGCTGAGCGCACATACCATGCCTGCGCATCGGATCTGACCGGTAGCGAGGAGGGATTAGGGGAGGATTGATGTACGCATCCGCAAAACTGATAGGGCAGGACTTATCGGCTCGATTAAAGCCGCCGCGTCGGATGAGGGTATCCGAGGCTGTTGGTAAGTATATGCGGGTGCCAAAGAGCGCGGGTAACTCCATCGCGTGGGATCCGAATGTGTCGCCGTATGTGCTAGAGCCGCTGGATTGCCTGGCTTCGAGAGAATTTGATGCGGTGATTTTTGTTGGTCCTGCCCGAACCGGTAAGACGGTGGCGCTGGTTGATGGCTGGATTGTCTATAACATCTGCTGCGACCCGTCAGACATGCTGATTGTGCAGATCTCCGAGGAGAAGGCTAGAGAGCATTCGAAGAAGCGCCTAGACCGTACTTTTCGGTGTAGCCCTGCGGTGCGCCGGCGGATGAGTCCGCGTCGGAACGACAATAACGTCCATGACAAAATTCTACGTGATGGTTCTTATCTAAAAATTGGCTGGCCGTCGGTCAATATCATGTCGTCGTCAGACTACCGCTTTGTCGCGCTAACTGACTATGACCGTCTGCCGGAAGATATTAACGGAGAGGGTGATGCGTTTAGCTTGGCCTCTAAACGTACCACGACTTTTATGTCAGCGGGGATGACCCTGGTTGAGAGCTCGCCGGGGCGAGATATCGTAGACACGAAGTGGAAGCGAAAAACGCCTCATGAAGCGCCACCGACGACGGGGATCTTATCGCTCTATAACCGTGGTGATCGCCGGCGCTGGTATTGGCCATGCCCTCACTGTGGTGAGTTTTTCCAGCCGATTATGGAGAACGTTGTCGGCTATAGAGATAACCCGGATCCCATGGAGGCCAGCGAGGCGGCTCGGGTGCAGTGCCCACACTGTATGGGGCTGATTGAGCCGCATCAAAAGCGTGAGCTTAACGCTCGCGGTATCTGGCTGCGCGATGGGGAAATTAGCTCTGCCGATGGTGAGCGTAGCGGAACGCCACGTCGATCTCGTATCGCGTCTTTTTGGATGGAGGGGCCGGCGGCGGCTTACCAGACTTGGGCGCAGCTTATCTACAAGATTTTGACCGCTGAACAGGAGTATGAGGCGACCGGTAGTGAGGAAACGCTAAAAACGGTCATCAATACTGACTGCGGACAGCCGTATATGCCGCGCCGTTCGCTGGAAAGCCGCAAGAGCGATGTCTTGATGGCGCGCGCGGAAGTGATAGAGAAGCGCGTTGTACCGGAAGGCGTGCGCTTCCTGATCGCGACGGTGGACGTACAAGGCGGTAAGAATCGTCGTTTTGTTGTGCAGATTATCGGTTATGGCGCCGACGGCGAGCGCTGGGTAGTCGATCGCTACAACATCCGCTATTCCATGCGGGTCAATGAGAATGGGGAAAGCCAGCCGATTAATCCGGCTGCATTCGCTGAGGATTGGGACTTGTTGAGAACTGATGTTCTTGATAAGAGCTATCCTTTGGAGTCATCGCCAGATATTCGCATGCCAATATTGGCGATGGGGGTCGACTCGGGTGGTGAGGATGGCGTCACCGATAACGCCTACACTTTTTGGCGCCGTTGCCGCCGTGACGGTGAGAGTCGGCGTATCTATTTGCTGAAAGGGGATAGCGTATCCCGCAGCAAGCTGATCTCGCGCTCCTATCCCGACAACACAGACCGCTCCGACCGCCGCGCAAAGGCCCGAGGTGACGTTCCTATCTATCTGCTGCAAACCGATAAGCTCAAGGATCGGATCTCTGGCGCGCTATCTCGCGATATTCCTGGACCGAATTACATCCATTTTCCCGACTGGCTTGGGGAGTGGTTCTATGAGGAATTGACGTATGAAGAGCGCGATATCAGCGGGAAATGGCGTAAGCCAGGGCATGGCGCAAACGAGGCGTTCGACCTTTTCTGTTACGCGCATGCCATCGCCATTCTTCGTGGCTATGAGCGTATTAATTGGGAGAGTCCTCCCGCATGGGCGTGCTTACCTACTGAGTCATCATCAAAACCAGTAGCGCAGCCCGCACCCGCAGAAAATAAACCGGCTAACACGATCAATTTCGAGGCTGCCCTCGCGGCGCCAACTGTTGTTCCTGATAAAGAGATTAAGGGAGGGTGGATACTGTGACGCGAGAAGAATTGGAGCAGCGGCGCCAGGCTTATTTGGATGCTGAGCGCGCCGTGTTAATGGGGAAATCCATCTCAATTAACGGCCAGGAAATGACGATGGAAAGCCTGTCGGTGATCCGTAAGGGGCTGGAGGATATCGACGCGCAACTACGAGCTAAAACCCGACCCCGTAGTTTGCACTCAGTAGCGAGGTTCTAATGGGTATCTTGGGGAAGATGGTGACGGCTATTGCGCCTCACTGGAAGTTGTCCCGCCTACGCGCTCAGCACACTATTCGGGCGTATGAGGCGGTCATGCCTACGCGGACGCATCGAACGCACCGAGAAAATCGCTCACCCAATCAAGCCACGCAGTTTGGCGGCAAGTCGTTGCGCGAGCAAGCGCGGTGGCTAGATGAAAACCACGATCTGGTTATCGGCGCTTTGGATAAATTGGAAGAGCGGATTATCGGCTCACGGGGAATCATCGTTGAGCCGCAGCCCCTAACGCCGGACGGCGCGTTAAATAAGGAGCTGGCCGAAGATATCCGTATGGCGTGGGCCGAATGGTCGGTAGCGCCAGATGTATCAGGCCAGTATACGCGGCCCGTGTTGGAGCGCTTGCTGTTGCGTACCTGGTTACGTGATGGCGAAGTGTTTGTGCATACCATCTGCGGATCGGCGACTGGGTTATCTCAGGTTGCCGGTGTTCCTTGCTGGCTGGAGGCGATGGAGCCGGATTACGTGCCGTTAGGCATGAGCGATCAAGAAACGAATCTGGTTCAGGGGATCCAGTTTAATAACTGGATGCGTCCTACTGGCTATCAGGTCTATAAGGCGTATCCGGGGTTTGGCGTTGGTCTCGCTGATACCAAGCTGATCTCTGCCGAAAATATGCTGCACCTGAAATTTACCCGCCGGTTAAATCAGGCTCGCGGGGTATCGCTGTTATCAGGCGTCATTATTCGGTTGGCCGATCTCAAAAATTACGAGGACAGCGAGCGTATTGCGGCGCGGCTCGGCGCGGCGTTTGGTGCCTATATCAAGCGTGGTGATTCGATGACGTTTGATGGTGATACCTATGACAAAGGAAAAGAGCGCCAGATCGATATTACACCTGGGATGATTTTCGACGGTTTAGCGCCGGGTGAAGATATCGGGATGATTAAGTCCGATCGCCCGAATCCGAACCTTGAGACGTTCCGTATGGGGCAATTGCGCGCTGTCGCCGCAGGAACCCGCAGCAGCTTTTCCTCTATCGCTCGTAACTACGATGGCACATACAGTGCGCAACGCCAGGAGTTGGTCGAGGCGCAAGAGGGCTATGCCATCCTGCAAGATGCCTTTATCGCTGCTATTACTCGTCCGATGTATCGCCGCTGGCTGTCTACTGCGATTGCATCTGGCCGTATTACTGTCCCGCTCGGTATCGACAAAGAAACGCTATTCAACGCCGTTTACAGCGGTCCCGTTATGCCGTGGATTGACCCACTCAAAGAGGCCAACGCCTGGAAGGTCATTCTTCGTGGCGGCGCCGGTACGGAAAGTGACTGGATCCGTGCTCGAGGCGGAACCCCGGCAGATGTGAAACGTCGTCGTAAGGCTGAAATCGACGAAAACAGAGAGCTGGGGTTGGTGTTTGATACCGATCCGGCTAATGACACAGGAGGAGATCCCAGTGGTGGGAAAGAAGAACCAAATCATGAGTCCAAAGGGGATGGCCGCACTCGGAGCCGGACGCGGTAGTAACTGGTACAGCATGAAAGCCAGTGCGGAGGATACGGCGGACATCAGTATCTATGAAGAAATTGGCGGCTGGGGTATTTCAGCCCGCCAGTTTGCCGAGGAGCTGACGGCGCTGGGGCAGGTGAACCATATTAATCTGCACATCCACTCCCCAGGCGGTGATGTCTTTGATGGCATCGCCATCTATAACCTGCTGAAAAATCACCCGGCCAGCAAAACGGTGTATATCGATGGCTTGGCCGCTTCAATGGCCTCGGTGATCGCCATGGTTGGTGACCCAATCATCATGCCGGAAAACGCCATGATGATGATCCACAAGCCTTGGGGCGTTGCCGGTGGTGATGCCAATGAAATGCGTGATTACGCCGACTTGCTGGACAAGGTTGAGTCAGTGCTGATACCGGCCTACGCCGAGAAAACAGGGAAGACGGCAGACGAGATCGCGGCGCTGCTGGAGCAAGAAACGTGGCTGAGCGGCGTCGAGTGTGTCGAGCAAGGATTCGCTGACAAAACCATCAAGCCTGTCAAGGCGATGGCCTGCATCCAATCTAAACGAGTAGAGGAATTCGAACATATGCCGAATAGCATCCGTAATCTGATCAATCCGCAAGCTAATGCTGGCCGTCAGCCTACCCATCAAGACCCGGCGGCGCCGGCGGGAAATCTCGACGTTAACGCTATTCGCGCCCAGGTGCAGGAAGAGCAGCGCCAGCGTGTCACCGGTATTCAAGACCTGTTTGCCATGTTTGGTAACCGCCATGCCGATCTGATGGCGCAGTGCGTGTCCGATGTCGATTGCTCTGTCGATCAGGCAAAGGACAAGCTGCTGGCCGAACTGGGTAAAGGTGCGACGCCGACCAATCAGCTGAACGGTACGCAGAACCGCACTAACTCGCACATCTACGCGGGCAACGGTAATTTCACCGGTGATGGTATTCGTGCGGCCCTGATGGCGCAAGCCGGCTATGAAGAAGGCCAGCGCGATAACCCGTATGCCGGGATGACGCTGCGCGAAATGGCGCGAATGTCGCTGACGGAGCGTGGGATCGGCATTGCCGACCGTAACCCGATGCAGATGGTCGGTCTTGCTTTTACTCACACGAGCTCTGATTTCGGCAACATCCTGCTGGACGTGGCCAACAAGTCCATTCTGCAAGGCTGGGAGGACGCAGGGGAGACGTTTGAGCAGTGGACGAAGAAGGGGCAGCTTTCCGACTTCAAGGTTGCGCATCGTGTCGGCCTGGGTGGGTTCTCCTCACTGCGTCAGGTACGCGAGGGGGCTGAGTATAAGTACGTTACCACCGGTGATAGCCAAGCGACTATCGCGCTGGCGACGTATGGTGAGCTCTTCAGCATTACTCGCCAAGCTATCATCAACGACGATCTGAACATGCTGACCGACGTGCCGATGAAGTTGGGGCGCGCGGCCAAGGCGACGATCGCTGATCTGGTTTATGCCGTTCTGACGAAAAACCCGAAAATGTCGACGGATGGTGTCGTGCTGTTTGATAGCGCCAAGCACCATAACGTATTGAACAGTGCCGCCATGGATGTTCCCAGCCTGGATAAAGGTCGCCAGTTGATGCGGACGCAAAAAGAAGGCGATCGCCATCTGAATATCCGTCCGGCGTTTGTCCTGGTTCCGACGGCGATGGAGGCCAATGCCAATCAGGTTATTAAGTCGGCCAGCGTTAAGGGGGCTGACGTTAACTCAGGCGTTATTAACCCGATCCAGAACTTTGCCACTGTTATCGCCGAACCGCGCCTGGATGATGCCAGCGTATCGACCTATTACCTGGCGGCCGCGAAAGGCAGTGACACGATTGAGGTCGCCTATCTCAACGGCGTAGACGCTCCGTATATCGATCAGTTGGATGGGTTCGACGTTGATGGTGTGACGACGAAAGTCCGCATTGACGCGGGCGTTTCTCCGCTCGATCACCGCGGCCTGGTGCGCTGCTCTGCATCGTAATATCGGTCGATAATCCGAACACCACGAACTGGCCCTGATGGGCTTTTTTTATGTCCTGAATTTGGCCTCTCATGGAGAGGCCTGGAGGCTTTATGGCTAAAAATTTTGTACAGGAAGGCAATACCATCCAGTTTACTGCGGCGAAGGCCACGGAAAGTGGCGCCCTGGTTCAAGTGGGTGATGTTATGGCCGTCTCCCTTTCCGATGTTGCTGCTCAAGCGCAGGGCGTTGGCATGACTGAGGGGGTATTCCTGTTACCGAAACTGCGTACCGATGATATGGCCACCGGTAAAAAGGTGTACCTGAAGAGTGACAAAGTGCAGCTGGCCAATAGTGCCAGCGAGCCCTACGTCGGCGTGGTGTGGGAGGCTGCTGGCACAAGCGACGATTTTGTGCCGGTAAAAATCAATGCCTAACCCCTTCGATGAACTAGCCAGCAGGATGGATGCGACGATCTCCCTGCGTTTCGGTAAGCCTGCCGAGATCAACGGCACTCCGGTTACCGTGGTTCCTTCATCGTTATCGGCGATTCTCGGTCCCGTTGAGGCTAGCGTGTTAACGCTGATCGTGTTTTCTCCCAGTTATCGCCCTCATCGCGGTGATGATGTGCGCTGGAATCAGAAAGCCTACACCGTGAGTAAGTTTCATCAGCAAAACGGGAAGTGGGTGATCCAGCTGGAGAGCTGCTAATCGGGGGTAGGTATGGCATTAGTCAAAGGCATGGACCGGTTGGAGGCCGTCCTGCGTGATCTCAGTGATAAGGCTGTCCCTACCGCCGTGCGGCGTGCGTCAAAGAAGGTTGCAGAGGCGGCCATGTCGCGCGCCGCCGAGCGAGTAGCCAGTAAAGAGAAGCTGCCCATCGATAAAGTCAAAAAGCGCATGCGGTTGTACACCCCGCGAGGTGGCTTGGCGGCTTATTCGAAAATCACGGTGTATCGCAGCGCGATGCCGGTCATTAACCGTGGCTCGCCTCAGCTTATCCTCGGACCAAGAGGCCGAGGCCGCACTGGTTGGCGCGGATCGGTATTAACGGCAGGCGGCCGCTCTTATCCCGGCTCTTTCCTTGTCTACATCCCCAAGTATCGTCACTGGCAGATCATGCACAGGACTGCAGCGGCGATTGCCGCCAAGCAGAGACTGATGATCGACGCGACGCGTGAGGATATGTCAGGCGTGTTGACGCAGGCGTTTGAGATGGAGAAGGACAACATCTTGAGCGAGATGGAGGAGGAGCTGGGTAAACAGCTGGCATCACAACTGAAGCGGGAGATGAGGCGATGAGCGCAACGGAGATCCGCAAGGCCCTGGTTGATGAGTTCCGCAGGGTCTTAAAAGATGAGCCTGAAGTTGCCATTTTCAATGGGCTGCCGGCGTTTGTTGACGGTGAAGAGGAGCTACCGGCGGTTTCGGTGCATCTGTCAGATATTGCGGATGACGATGAGTATCTTGACGACCCGAAATGGCGGGCGGTGTTGCATGTGACCGTATTCGTTAAGTCAAGCTTACCGGATAGCACGCTAGATAGTTGGGCTAGTCGTTTCGTTTTCCCGGTAGTGCCTAACTGCCGTGAATTGCTGCGCCTGTGCTCATCAATCGACTTAGTGGGATGCACCTATGATCGTAGCGATGTCGCTGCAACGTGGGCCGCTCTCGATGTGAAATATAACATTACGTTTAAGTGGGAATGATATGGCCGAACCATTGAAAAGTGAGCCGATCAAAGGCGCAAAAACCACGCTCTGGTATTACATCGGGCGTGGGATTGGGACAGCACAGTCGCCGGAGTCAGACTGGCGCCAGCTGGGTAAGCTAAAGGCGATTCAGCCAGGGGAAATTCAGGTCGACACGGAAGAAGAGTCATACCTTGACGATCCTAACGCTGACTGGAAGCAGAGTTCACCAGGGCAAAAATCTATCTCGGCCGTCTCGGCTACGCTGGCATGGATGCCGGGTGACCCAGGTCAGCAGGCCTTGATGGATGCGGTTATGACAGACAAAAATCTGACGTTCCGCATCAAGTATCCAAACGGGACGCTTGATCTGTTCTCCGGCTTCATTTCGTCGTTGGGTAAAGAAAACGTAGGCGTTAAGGACACGATCACCCGCACCATTAAGGTCCAACCGTCGGGAAAGCCGACATCGGCTGAGGAGTTAATCCCTGTATTAACGGGCATTAAAATTTCAGCCGGGAAATCAGCTGACAATACGGCGATCTCGCTGGCGGGGACCCAAGGGAAGTGGACAGGAACGGCAGCCGTAGCAAAGGGGCGAATTAGTTTAACTATTGACCCTATCCCTACTGGCGCCGCTATTCCTGAGCTGAAGGTTGTTTCATCGGCGCCGGATAAGGCAATTGTCCCCGATGCCACCGCGCCAGACATTCAGCCTCTTCTCGCCGGCGAGGCGATTATTACGGTAACCGGTGGCGGGTTCAGCGATAAGGTGACGCTGACCCTTAGCTAAATGATGCTCAGTGATAGCCCGCCATATGGCGGGCTTTTTTATTGGTGGTGATATGTTTCTGAAAAAAGATAAGTTTACCCACAATGGCGAAACGATTGAACTGCGTGAGTTATCGGCGTTACAGCGCATTGAATACCTTGAGTATGCCGCTGATAACCAAGTTGCCGATCATGACAGCACTGACCCCATGGTATACATCGCGGCCATTAACAAGCTGGATATCAAACTAAGCGCCCTGGTCGTTTCAATGTCGACGATCCCCCTCGATAAAGCCACCGATCGTGATGCCCTGATGGCAATGCATCAACAGGTCATGACGTCATGGCCTGCCGAGGCATTGACTGAAGCTGGGAAAAAGGTCATGGCGTTGAGCGGTCTGTTGTCTGACCCGTCATCTGCTGAGGAAGGTGATGACGATCCCGCGGAGTACGATGCGGGAAAGTTTTAAAGCAGGAGATGGCCTTTGTCATGGGGTTGGCGCGAGAGTTTCGGCGCGCTGACTGGCGAACCTGGCTGGCCAGTATGACCTGCTCGGAGTTTCGTGCATGGACCGAGCATTTTACAACCGTCCCATTCGCCGCTGACCTAATCGATTATGAGTTTGCCTCGCTGAAGCTGAATCAATATCGGCTAGCCGGCGGTACTGATGATGTGTCTGTGAAAGATTTTTGCTTGCTGAACCCGAGTGATGAACCGTCCGAACCGGAAGAGATGGACGACGATCAACTCATGTCAGCCGCTGCATTTATTCCCGGGGGAATGCGTTTTGGCTAATGATACTGATCTAGAGATATTCATCGGCGCCAATACGGCCCAGTTTCGTGAGGCGATGCAGAAAGCCCGCGACGATATTCAGACCGTAAATGAAGAGGTCCGTGCGGCCGCCGCCGCCACAGAGGATGGCGCTGATAAATTTACGACCGCACAGGTCCGCGCAACGCAGCGTCTATTGCAGTCTATCGATCCGACGTTACGTTCTATGGATGCGCTGGAGGTAAAGCAGCGTCGAATCGAGAAAGCCCTGCGTGAGGGGAAGATCTCCACCGAGGAGTACTCTCGCGCCATGCAGGTTCTTACGCGAGATCTGGATCATACGCAAGCCAAGGAGCGGTTATATGCGTCTGCGTTTGGGCAATCTACTGCCGCAATGCAGCGGCAAGAGCAGATGCTCAAAAAAATGAATCTGACTGTAGGGCAATACCGAAACGCTATTGGCATGCTGCCTGCACAGATGACTGACGTAGTGACGCAGCTCGCCGGTGGTCAGAATCCGCTATTAATCTTGCTGCAGCAAGGCGGTCAGATTAAGGATTCATTTGGTGGCATTCGGAATATGTTCATGGCCCTTGGATCTGCTATATCTCCAGCCGCTCTTGGTATTATGGGGGTAACGGGAGGTATTTTAGGTTTATCTTATGCCTATTATAAAGTTGACAAGGAGCAGCAAGATTTTAATCGAAGCTTGATTATGACAGGGCAGTACGCTGGGAAAACAAGAGATGAGCTTTTAGCTCTATCTCATGCTATGGCTGGCAATGGAGTATCTCAGTGGGAAATGTCATCTATAGTGGCTAAGACCGTCGGCACAGGTGCATTTACCGGCTCTGCCATTGAAATGGTAGCTAATACAGCAGCTAAATTGGAGCAGGTTACAGGAGTATCCATTGAGTCAACAATTGAGCAGTTTAAGCGATTGCAAAAAGACCCAGTAACCGCAGTGAAAGAGCTTGATAGCCAATTGCATTTTTTGACATCTACGCAACTAGAGCAAATTAACTCATTGGCATTGCAAGGTAGGGTGCAGGATGCGGCTAAAATAGCAATGAATGCTTATGCTGATACGGTTAACTCTAGAACTAATGAAATGAAAGAGAGCTTGGGAACACTGTCACAAGCTTGGCTTGGTGTAAAAAAGGCAATGGGGGCTGTTAGTGATGCGGTATCTGATGCTTTTCGTGACTCTTCTCGCCAGGGCGGTATTGCAGCGTTAGAAGTTGAACTGAAACGCCTAAAATCTATGCCGCAAGATATTATGGGTAATAGAGAAGCTGTCGCCAGAGTGTCTAGTTTATTATCTGTTCTAAAACATGCTCAAGATCTTCATGGGGATATCTCAGAAGTATCAAGAGAAGCCGATAAAGCTAATGAAGCAAGAAAGAAACAGATCGAGGCAACTGAAAAATTAAATCGTGAATATGAGAGTGAAGAAGCCCGTCATCTTCGAATCTTAGCCAATATAAGAAACTCAGGCGCATCTAAAGAGGCAATTTCAAATGCGACTAATGCAGAAAATGAGCGTTATGCTAAATCACAGTCACGAGGGAACAGTGGAACCCCACAAGGAGAAAGCCTTGCTGATCGATATAGTCAACGTCTAGCACAGACAAGAGAGGCGCTTCGGTTGGAGATATCTGGAGCAAATCAGTTGACTCAATCAGAGCGTGATCTGATCGCTTTGCGTCAGCGTTTGGATGACTTAAAAGGCCGTAGCCTGACAAAGACTGAGCAAAGCGTGGTTGCGAATGCTGCCGTGTTAGAAAAATTGCTCTCGCAGAATGTTGCGGAAGAAAAGGCGCTCGAACATCAAAAAGCATTGAATGAGCTGAAGCTTAAGGGTGAGCAGCTGTCCATGCAGTTAGGTCAGGATGCAGCCCGTGATCAGCGAATGAGAGAGATTGAGTTAAAAGGGATGGGGATGGGTGATCTGGCTCGTGAGCGCATGCGCCAAGAGGCGGCACTTCGTGATCATTACGCCCAGCTGCAAGGTGAGTTAGAGCGCGTTGCTAAGCAAAAAGGGACGCTGGGGAGTGACGAATATAACGCGGATCTCCAGATGCTGCAGGAAAGCCTCAATCAGCGACTTCAGAAGCAACGCGAGTATTATGCAAGCGTTGATGCTCTGCGTGCCGACTGGCATGTTGGGGTTAGCAGTTCAATGCAAAACATTAAGGATGTAGGGAATGATGTTGCCGGCGCCGCTGGTGCAGCATTAACGGGAGCATTTAATAGCGCTGCTGATTCGTTGGCTAATTTTGTCACAACGGGTAAATCTAACTTCCGTAGCTTCACATCATCGATCCTGGCTGACTTAGCGCGTATTGCTGCTCGAATGGCCTTATCAAAAGCGGTTGGTGGGTTATTTAGCCTATTGGGTGGGGCAATAGGCGGCGAGAACAGTGGCGTGAGAGGTGGTAATGCTTTCACCAATGGGATGTATGACAACCTACCGATGTTTGCCAAAGGGGGTGTCTTTAGTAACTCGCCAAACCTGAGTGCATATAGCGGTAGTGTTGTATCTCGTCCGACTCTCTTTGCTTTTGCAAAGGGGGCTGGCTTGATGGGGGAGGCGGGGGAGGAAGCTATTATGCCATTGGCGAGAAACAGCAAAGGTGAGTTGGCTGTGAAAGCTGTAGGTGCCGGTAATCGCAGCGCTGCGTTTTCTCCCACCTACAACATTACCATTCAAAATGATGGTAAAAACGGCGAGATAGGGCCTGGTGCGCTTAAGGCCGTGTATGAGATCGGCCAAAAGGGGGCTGCTGATTATTTACGGCAGCAAGGGCGAGATGGCGGCCATTTGAGTGGGGTGTATCGGTGATGGAGACGTTTTATTGGCCGGTAAAGCCAGATATGGGAGTTGATTCAGAACCAAAGACCAAAACGGTAAAGTTTGGAGATGGTTATGAACAGCGTAGTCATGCTGGGCTAAACAATGATCTAAAAAAATACAATGTGACTATACGGATAGACCGATCTGATGTTTATGCGCTTGAGTCATTTCTTTCACGGCACGGTGGGGTATCGGCGTTCTTGTGGACGCCGCCATACACGCATCATCAGATCCGTGTCGTATGCCGTAAGTGGTCATCGAACGTAGAGTCTCTAAAGGCTGTCTTTACGGCAACTTTTGAGCAAGTTGTTAACTAATAGTTTGGAGGGAGTGTGCGTAATATTCCGCAGGCTACTTGTAACGAAACGACTAAAAGTGAACAGAGTGCTCGCGTTGACCTATGGGAGTTTGATCTCATCTCGATTGGCGGAGAGCGTTACTTTTTCTGCAACGAATTAAACGGGAATGGTGAGCCAGTTACGTGGCAAGGTCGCCAGTATCAGCCATATCCGATCCAGTGCTCAGGGGTTGAGGTAAAAGGGAAAGGGGCAACGAATCGCCCATCGCTAGCTGTATCGAACCTGTTCGGTTTGGTGACCGGTATGGCGGAGGACTTGCAGAGCCTTGTTGGGGCTACTGTAGTACGACGCCAGGTTTATGCTAAATTCCTCGATGCCGTGAATTTTCCTAAAGGGAATCCAGACGCAGATCCTGAGCAGGAGGCGGTAGCCCGCTATATAGTTGAGCAACTGACAGAGTTGACGGCGGAAACGGCGACATTCGCGCTATCAATCCCGACGGAAACGGACGGCGCCCTTTTCCCTGGGCGCATCATGTTGGCTGAGGTTTGTGCATGGCGCTACCGCTCAGATGAATGCGGCTATACAGGGCCGCCAGTAGCTGATTCGTTCGATAAACCAACCTCTGATCCACTTAAAGATCAGTGTAGTAGGTGTCCTAGAGGCTGTAAGTTGCGGAATAATATAGATAGCTTTGGCGGTTTTTTATCCATCAATAAGCTTTCGTCATAGATAAATTATAGGTTAATATGCTACGCACTAAATAAACCACATAGTAATGGAGGATATGTGAAAAAGTTAGGTTATACCTTACTTGCTTTATTGATTATATTTATTGTTATGCTTGTCTATGGCAGTTTAGCTGATCCTACTCCGAGAGATGCCATTTCATTCGTTGAGAGAGCTGTTTCAAAACAAATGAAAGATCCTGACTCGGCACAGTTTAATAATGTTAATTTTTATCCTGATTCATCCGAAAAAGCCGGTTCTATCAGTGGAACTGTGTGTGGATATGTGAATGGTAAAAACTCATTCGGTGCGTATGCTGGTAATGTGAGATTTGTTAGCCATGTTACTGTGACGGATAATGGAAGGCAGGCTAATATGAGTCAGCCATTTGTTGAAAATAGTGATACGTCAACGCTTATGGACTCATTATGGGAACAACAGTGTAAATGATATTTATGTAAAGCCCATTATGTGGGCTTTTTATTTAATATATGAACAAATTCATTGAGGAGCATATCTTGCTCAAGAGTGTGCCTCCGCAGTTTTAGAAGCACGCCTTGAAGATCTTTATCTTTACTTCCATTCCCTGTGCTCACCTTTCCGCTTGCCACATCTATTGCATCTTGAAGTATCTGGATGATCTCGGAGTTCATCGAGCGTCCATTTTGCTTAGCACGCTCGGCGATCGCGTCACGCATCCCATCGGGGAAGCGGAGCATAAATTTATCGTAATCACGAACCTGTTTTTCTGACATAAGCACCTCAAAATTTTTTTGATGCTATCACATTGACATTACCAGTAAATTGAGTCACAGTGACATCATGTCACGGTGATATCATATGGTGAGGCGAGATGGATACTTTATATACAGAGCATAAAAGTCAAAGCTTTCAACTTCGGCTACCTGAGCGCATGAAGGAGGAGATTCGTCAGCGGGCGAAAATGGATGGTATTTCGATAAATTCAGCAATTGTCCAGCGTTTGGCTAAAAGCTTGCGTGAGGAGAGAGTAATTGAGTAGTAAAAAATGGAAAGCCTCAATGGCGGCAACCATCGAGGCCTCTAAATTCATCAGTTCAAGTGTGAGATAACCGACATGAAAACTATAGCAAAAGCAGGTGTAGATTTCACCATGTTTAAGTTTGGCGACCAAGAGATTCGAGTGCTAAGCAAAGGTGGCGATCCGTGGTTTTTAGCACAAGACGTTTGCTTCGCGATTGGCATCAAGAACGTAACGCAAGCTGTTGAAAGGTTAGATGAAGATGAGCGATCTATGTTTAACATAGGGCGTCAAGGTGATGCCAATATCGTTTCTGAGTCAGGAATGTACACCTTGGTGCTTCGCTGCCGCGACGCTATCAAGCCCGGTACTGTCCCGCACACCTTCCGCAAGTGGGTTACTGCTGAGGTTTTGCCGACAATCCGTAAGACTGGTGAATATCAGCTGAAACCAAAGACGACCGTTGATGAGCGCACTCCGTTGCGTGATGCGGTAAACATGTTGGTTAGTAAAAAGCATCTGATGTATCCAGAAGCATATGCGATTATTCATCAGCGTTTTGCTGTGGATAGCATAGAAGATCTGAGCCGTGATCAGGTGATTCAAGCTGTTGAGTATGTCCATAGGATGGTGTTGGATGGCGAGTACCTAGGACGTGAAGAGTTACCCCTGCAGCTGCGTCAATTTACAGACAAAGAACTTTGCGATCTGTGCTGGTTGTGGAATGCGGCTGAATTCATGCGTGAGAAAATTGAGCTGGTCTATCCGGCTATGAGAATGCTTAATTCTGAGTATGCGGCGAGTTTTTACTCAATGGCCATTGAGTACAAAAGAACTCTGGAGGAGGGGCGGAAGGTTCTTGAACGCGAGACCCGTGATATTACTCCAGATCCTGACACTGTGACGGGTACTAACTTGTTGAGAGTTTTGCCCCGTTTACGACATCACCGTCCAACTCGTGTGAGCTTCTGCCAATGATCCATTGCTAATACAAGGGCCCACTTAAGTGGGCTTTTCATTGTCTTATTGGAGGAGGGTATGATCGTTGATGAGATTATTACGTATGCCAGCCGATGTGCTCCGGCAGAGGCGTGCGGTTATGTGATACGTACACAACAAGGTGATATTTTCTTGCCTGTTGAGAATAGCTCTATAGAGCCCACTCAGTATTTCAGAATGACACCAGAGGACTATTTGCGCGCCTGCAATATCGGTGAGGTCGTTGCGTTAGTTCATAGTCATCCTGATGGAGAGCCATTCCTTAGTACGGCAGATCGACATATCCAGCTTGGGACGGCACTGCCGTGGTGGCTGGTGTGTAATCGCCAGATCCATAAATTCCGCTGTGTCCCGCTATTGTTGGGGCGGAGTTTTGAGATCGGGACGATGGATTGCTACACCCTCTTTCGTGATGCCTATGAACTGGCGGGGATTACGCTTCCTGACTTCCACCGAGATGATGACTGGTGGAAGCGGGGCGAAAGCCTGTATTTAGATAATCTGGAAAACACTGGATTTTACAGGGTGGCGGCGGCTGATGCGTTGCCGGGGGATGTTGTGCTGTGCTGCTTCGGCTCCTCTGTGGCTAATCACGCGGCGATCTACTGCGATGACGGGACGTTGTTACATCACATCCCAGATCAACTAAGCAAACGAGAGAGGTATAGCGATAAATGGCAACGGCGAACTCACTCAATCTGGAGGCACCGGGACTGGCAAGCATCCGCTTTCACGGGGATCTGCAACGATTTGGCCGTCGATTTGACCTCCGTGTAAATACCGCCGCTGAGGGAGTTCGTGCATTGTGTATGCAGCTCCCTGGCCTGCGCCAGATGATGCTGCAGGGCCATTATCAAGTGCGCATCGCTGGCAGTAGCGTCACACCAACGGATATGGCGCAGCGCTTGCGAGAGCCTTTACCTGATGGGGCTGTAATTCACATTATCCCGCGAGCTGCTGGCGCTAAGCGCGGGGGAATTTTCCAGATTATCGCCGGGGTGGCGATGGTCGCAGTTGCATGGTGGAACCCCGCTGGCTGGCTTGGTGCCTCGGCGATTACGGGCATGTATGCCGCCGGCGCCAGTATGGCTCTTGGTGGCGTTGCTAATATGCTGGCTCCGCAGCCATCGGCCCCATCCATGAGAGCGACAGATAATGGCAAGCAGAGCACTTACTTTTCCAGTCTCGAAAATATGGCAGCTCAGGGAAACCCGCTACCGATCCTGTACGGTGAGATGCTTGTTGGCTCTCGCCGCGTTTCACAGGTGATCAGCACCCGTGATGAAGGGGGCGGCGGGCAAGTCATTGTCATAGGCAGAAAAACAAGTTGAGTTCACTAAAGCCGCCTCCGGGCGGTTTTTTATTTGGAGCGATTAGTTATGGGGAAAGGCGGCGGTGGTGGGCATACTCCTTACGAGGCGCCTGATAATCTGCGTTCCACACAAGTCTTGAGCGTTATCGATGCTCTTGGGGAGGGGCCGATCGAGGGGCCAGTGAATGGCCTGCAGAGTGTTTTGATCAACCAGACGCCAGTTGTCGATGTTGATGGCAACGTAAACGCGCATGGCGTTACGGTCGTTTACCGGGTCGGTGAGCAAGAGCAGACAGCGCTAGAGGGGTTTGAGGGCTCAGGTGCTGAGACGATGCTCAATGCCGAAGTGAAAAAATCAACGCCGATTACGCGGACGATTACGTCGCAAGAGCTGGATCGTTTGCGGTTAACGTTTGGCGTGTCCTCTTTGATAGCTGGTAATGACGAGGGCGATCAGTTGGAAACCAGCGTCAATCTGTACATCCAGATCCAGCGCAATGGAGCCTGGGTTACGGAAAAAGATGTGACCATCCAGGGTAAAAAGACGTCACAGTTTTTAGCCTCCATCATTATCGATAATTTACCGCCGCGCCCATTCAGTATTCGTATGGTCAGGAACACTCCTGACAGTACCTCTGCACGCTTGCAGAATAAGACGATGTGGGCAAGTTATACCGAGATTATCGATCTCAAGCAGCGTTATCCCAATACGGCTGTTGTCGGGATGCGCGTGGATGCGGAGCAATTCGGTAGCCAGCAGGTAACGGTGAATTACCACGTTCGTGGGCGTATCGTCCGCGTCCCATCAAACTACGATCCAATCGCGCGGACGTATACCGGCATTTGGGATGGCTCTTTCAAGCCCGCCTATACGAATAACCCGGCGTGGTGCCTGCTGGATCTGCTGACTCACCCACGCTATGGCATGGGCGATCGTATTGGGATGGCTGATGTTGATATCTGGTCCTTGTACGCCATCGCTCAGTATTGCGATCAGTCCGTTCCTGATGGGTTTGGCGGGACGGAACCCAGGATGGTGTGTAACGCTTATCTAGCGACTCAGCGTAAGGCGTATGACGTCCTAGCTGACTTCTGCTCACTGATGCGGTGTATGCCTGTCTGGGATGGCCAGACGATGACTTTCGTGCAGGATAGGCCAGCAGACAAGGTGTGGACCTATTCAAACAGCAACGTCGTTGAGGGCAGTTTTAAGTACAGCTTTAGCGCGCTGAAAGATCGTCATAATGCGGTAGAGGTGCGATACGTTGACCCGCAGAATGGCTGGAAAGCCTCTGTGGAGCTTGTAGAGGATCAGGCGGCCATCGTTCGTTATGGGCGAAACCTGCTTAAAATGGAGGCCTTTGGCTGTACGTCGCGCGGCCAAGCGCGCCGTATGGGGCTGTGGGTTATCCAGACCGAGTTACTGGAGACTCAGACCGTCGATTTCATGATCGGCGCCGAGGGGCTGCGCCATCTGCCAGGTGACATTATTGAAATCTGTGATAATGACTATGCGGGCATCGCAGTTGGTGGGCGAATACTGGATGTCGATACAACCAGCCGCACCATTACGCTTGATCGCGACATAGAGCTGCCGGCGGGGAACTCAGCAGAGATGAACCTCATCGGCGCTGATGGCTCGCCAATTAGTGTCCCCGTTTCTGCTCTCCTGGCTCCAAACGTGGTGCAGTTACAGACGGTGCCTGCCGGTATCCAAGCGTATGGCGTGTGGGGGCTACGGCTTTCGTCTATGCGTCGGCGTTTATTCCGTTGCGTGATGCTCCGTGAAAATGATGACGGGACATACGCTGTTACGGCGCTGCAGCACGTTCCAGAAAAAGAGGCTATCGTTGATAACGGCGCTCACTTTGAGCCTTTGCCTGGTACTGAAAACGGTGTGATCCCCCCTGCAATCCAGCATCTATCCGTCAGCATTGGCACGGGTACGGATACATATCAGGCGGTCGCGCAATGGGACACCCCGCGTATCGTTAAAGGCTGCAAGTTTATCCTGCGCTTGACGACGGGCGCCGGAACGGCGGACGACCCTACGCGGTTAGTCACGTCGGCGACGATCAGCGAGACACAGTTTTCGTTTAATGCATTGCCGCGCGGTGATTACGAGCTTACCGTGAGGGCCATGAACGGCTTCGGGCAGCAGGGTGCGCCGACCTCTACGCGATTTAGTATCCAAGTTCCGGAGGCCCCCGCGAGCATCGAGGTTAACCCCGGCTACTTCCAGATCACGATCATCCCGCATCAGACCTACTATCACGCCGATGTGCAGTACGAGTTTTACTTTTCAGAGAAGCGCATCATCGATGTGACTCAGGTTGAGTCATTAGCTATGCGTCTCGGCTTATCCACATACTGGATCAAAGACCGTCTGATGAAATTTGGTGTGGATTATTACTTCTATGTGCGCAGTGTTAATCCGGTAGGAAAGTCTAACTTTGTGGAAGCTGTAGGCCAGGTAAGCAACGACGCGAATGGCTATCTCGACTTTTTTAAAGGAAAGATAACTGAGAGCTACTTGGGGAAAGAGCTACTCGAAAAAGTTGACCTGACAACGGACAACGCTAGCCGCCTGACACAGTTTGAGAAAGAGTGGAAGGATACAAACAACAAGTGGAACGCGATGTGGGGAGTTAAGATTGAGCAGACAGAAGATGGTAAGCATTATGTCGCCGGTCTTGGTCTGAGCATGGAAGACACGCCAGAAGGCAAGCTGAGTCAGTTTATTGTTGCAGCGAACAGAATTGCATTCATTGATCCCACTAACGGTAATACGACGCCAATGTTTGTCGGGCAGGGCGATCAGATTTGGATGAATGACGTTTTCTTAAAGCGTCTATACGCGGCATCGATTACATCCTCAGGAAATCCGCCGACGTTCTCGCTGACACCGGAGGGGCATTTAACAGCTAAGAGTGCAGATATTAGTGGTAATGTTAATGCAACAAGTGGAAAATTTAGTAATGTTGTAATCGACTCAACCTGTGATATTAAATATCTCCGAGCTGAATCTATCGATGGTGATATTGTTAAAAACATGGTGATAAATGTTGGTGGGACTCTAAACATTGAGCCAGCTAGATTCGCAAGAAAAATGGTAATTCCGACATGTTTTGCGGAAACAATTGCATGGAATTATCAAACTGGTGGTAGTAATCCGCAAGACAAACATGCCTATGTTACTGCAAATGCAATTTTGTATGTAAATGGACAGCGCTATGTTGTTGCTGTCGGTGGTTCTTCACTTCTTGGAGAAGGTTCTTTTATTGGAATAGGTTCATTTATATATTCCATTCCAGCAGGTGCTTCAGTAGCTATGTCATTTAGAAATGAAGTGACAGGGAATAGCGGTTCTAGGAGTCCATCTGTATCACCATTCTTGCTTGTTAATTTATTTAAAGAGTGAGGTCTGTAAATGGCTACAACTATTAGCGGAAAGCTAATTAATGGCATCGGTGAGCCGATCAAGAACTGCAAAATCACACTGAAATCTATCTCGACGAGCACAACGGTAATCGCACATACAACAGCCTTACAGGCACCCAGTGCGGCGGGAGATTACTCCATGTCCGTTGAGCCCGGTAAGTATAGGGTAACGCTAAGCGTTGATGGATTTCCTCCTGAGTATGTCGGGGATATTCAGGTATACAAAGACTCACCCAGTGGAACGCTAAACTACTTCCTTGGTTTGCCGCAGGACAATGACCTACGTCCCGATGCCATCAAGCACTTTGAGGCGATGGCTGCCAAGGTTTCTGCCCAGTCTGCTGAGGTTGAAAAGAATAAAGCTGCCGCTGCGGAGAGCGCTCGAGCAGCACTGAATAGTCAGCAGTCCGCCCATGGTTCAGAATCGGCAGTGGCAGACAGCGCAG